CCACCAACCATTCCGCCTAATGAAATATAGGGATAATATTTTATATAATAATCCAAATATTTTTCATCTTCACCAGCATGAAAACATGGTATAGCTTTAACACCATGCTTCCACATTCTATTAAGGTTATGATAAGTTAATTCCGCATCACCAATACCGTCCATTCCAGCAGCCATTAAGGTATCATCATCCTTAGCTATAATATCAATATTTCTAAGAATATAATTACAATAATCAGAAATAGGGATGTCAACACCTAAAGTAAAAGCTGAGAATGCACCTGAGTCAAGAAATATTTGTGCATTATCAGCCCTCATTTCATCTACAAATTTTTGTTTATTAACATAATGATAACTTTCAAGAATAGGACCTTTTGCTGCATTACAAACTTTTTCTTGTTCGTGCAATTCTAATTCAGTATGTTTATTTTGACCTTTACAATATTGGTTAGTATAGACCGCAGCGTTATAAATTTTCATTATTTAATTTGATCTAAGAATTCACGCCTAGCTGAACTTTCATCTAAAATAACACCTTTGAGAGCTGTGGTTACAGTATGATGCCCTTGTTGGCAAGTACCCCTAGATTCCATACATAAATGCCTAGCCTTTATACTAACACCAACACCTAACGGTTGCAAGTGTTCAAATAAACAATCAGCAATCTGTGAAGTCAAACGCTCTTGTACTTGTAATCGTTTGGCGTACATTGATACAATTCTTGATAACTTTGATAGTCCAACAATTCTACCATTTGGTATGTACGATATAGTACATGTGCCAAAGAAAGGAGCGAGATGATGTTCACAATGACTATAAAAAGGAATATCTTTGACTGTAACCATCTGGTCATAAGTTTCAGCTCCATCTTCAAATACTTTTAAAATATCGGATGCACTTTGAGTATAACCAGCACACCATTCTTTCCAAGCTTTAGCTACACGTTTAGGAGTTTCAAGTAAACCACCCCTAGCGGGATCTTCACCTATGTATTGCAATAGCCTAGTAATATTGTTCTCAATACCACCTACAGCATCACCTTCCCATGGAAATACTATCCATTTATCCATTAAATCATAATTTTCTGATTTATCAATTAAAGCAAAGAAAGGTAAAGTGGGGTTACTATCTAAAAACTCACTCCAAGTAGCACCTGAATCTATAATATCATCTATAATAAAATCAGCTTCTTCAGGGCTATCAACTATTTTGTACCATCCTGGATTTGTTGCCATTAAAGCATAAGCAGCAGGTATTCCACCTCTAGGTACTGGGTACATTTTTCTGTATGAATTAGAAATTTCATTATTTAAATCATACGCTAATTTAAAAACATCCTTGTTACTTAGGTAAACGCTATTATTCTCCATAAGTCACCGAACATTTTCTTGTTTCATCAATAGTAACTGAAGTAACTATAATTCCTGTATCTAATAATTGCATTGGTGCAATAACATTAACTAGATATTCAGCCATATTTTCAGCAGTTGGATTAAAAGGAACTGCAACTACTCCTTCAGGATCAATATCCTTTAAAAATGGTAAATTACCATCTTCCGCCCAAGCCAAAAACTTATGATCCCAGTTATCTTCTAACCACATACAGAGTTTAGATTTAACTACACCGAAATCTATTACACGACCTACTGAATCCAGTGTATTGTTTTCTGCTTCACAAACAAAATGAACACGGTAATTATGCCCATGTAAGAAACGGCATTTACCTTCATGCCCAACAACTCTATGACCACAACTTATGTCATGGTATCTTTTTACTTGATATTTACTCATTTTAATTCCACTATATGTCTATTTGTCATTAAAGCTACTTTAATGTAGCTTGCATTTTTAAATTCTGAAGCAAGTGCTAATGCTACATCTTCCATAAACATAAGTTTACCTGAAATAAGCTTTCTCATACGTTTACGAACTTCATATAATTCTACAAATTCATTTTCAAAACCCAAAGTTATATAAAGAAAATCTGGTAGTTTATTTACTGGGCAAAAAGTTACAATAGGCAACCAATGTGAAATTAGGACATGTTGATCCATAATAAACTCCATAATATTGTTAGTACAAGACCTGTAAACCATGAAGTGGAATACCACTCCCATTCATTATTGCCTAAACTAAACCTTTTATTTTTAAAAGGGTATAACAAAGGTGGAGCCCAAGTTGTACCATGAGTAGGTATATCCAAAAGTAAATGGCTTAATAAAGCAAAAAATAGTAAACCATCACCCATATAAAACCAATAGGAATAGCCAAGTACCGTAGTGAAGATAAGGCTATGTGTAATATCATACAGTTTAGTAGGGGTAAGCATACGTTTAGCCCCTAGCACTAAATCTGGTATAACTGCTACACAAGCTCCTAATATAGGTTTACCGTAATATGTACCTGTAGCTGCTCCAGCTACAGCATGACTAAAAATATCCATTATTTTTTTAAACAAATATAATTTGAACTTAATGGTAATTCCATCAATCCTTCCTGCCAAGCACGAACAACTAAAGGATCGGGAAAACCTGATTTTTCAAAACCATCTGCACGAAGTACATTGGCATGATTCATATCAGTGGGCGGATACTTACCATCATAACTTGTGTGGCTATAAGCTAGTGCTTCCCAAGCTCCAGGAGTAGTATGAGCAAGTTTTACAGTTTCAGCTTTAGTTAAACACATTAAGGGAGCTACAATTCTTAATGCACCTACTTTTAAAGGTTCTAAACCTAATGCAATATTAGCAGTATCTTCAAATAAAGTTCTAAAGTTATCAGTACAATCAGGGTAATTAGCATTGTCTTCTTGACATATACCTATATAAATATGGCTACAACCTAATGAAACTGCTCTATTAACTGCAATAGTTAGAAACAGCATATTACGCATTGGAACAAAAGTATCCTCAATCCTATTACCGATAACTGATTCCATTTGTTCAGCACTTTCGTAACGCTCAAGTCCTATACCACCTTGCGTTAAAGGGGAGGTTGAAACTAAAGTATTTCTAATATTGATAATTTCAAAACTATCCACTTCAGCTAGAATGGCAACTTCACCAGCAGCTTTTAATTCAATAATATGATTCTGCCCGTAGTCAAAACTAATCGCATGGACTTCATCAAATTGTTCTTTTGCAAGAAATAAACAGGTTGTTGAATCCTGCCCACCTGAAAGGACAACTAAACATTTACTCATTATTCAACTCCAATTATTTTATGGATTTGTAGGTTTAAAATATGCCCAAACTTTAAACAGCTATCTATAACAGCAGTTAGATTTTTACAGTTTTCAGTTTCATCATACGAATCTTCTGGTTGCAAATAAGTTAAACCAATAAAATCATTTCTGGGTCTAGCAACTTTAAATGAATTAACAGGAAAACCTAATACTGCATTTGGCAATCCATCATCTTCATTTACGTCATTGTGGTTAAGAACATATTTATAAGCACATGCTTCTATTTCTATACGTTCATTAATTTTTATGGTCTTTGGTGAACAAACAATATAACAACCATGTCTAGCAAATATATTAGTAGCCCAAAATCTATCGGTTGGTACTATACTTCCATTTGTTTCAACTTGAACATAAAAGTCTTCTTCAACTAAAAGTCTTAACAACGTAGCAAGATTTTGTCTAAAAGGTTCACCACCAGTAATAACAACTAAACCTTTCTTTTGCCAATCCTGAACAATTTTTACAATTACTTCAGGTTTTAAAGAAGTTCTGTGAGTAGTGTAATCTGTATCACAATTTGGACATTGTAGATTACAACCAGCTAGACGAATAAACACACAAGGCGTACCAGAAAAAGGTCCTTCACCTTGGATTGTTTTAAATATTGAATGTACTTCTAATAGGGAATTATCTGAACGATGTTCAGATTTTTGATTATTTTTCATTTTAAGCCTTGTGTTTTCTTAAACAGGGAGAACAAAACTTTAGGGGACTAAAATATTAATCCCCTATATGATTATTTTGATTGAGTTAAACCATAGAATTTTTTATAAGCCCATAGTTCAGGTGATAAATTTGAAGGATTAATAAAAGCTTCAACTCCATTTTTATCAATATAGGTAGGTGCAGTTACAGCTTTTAAATCTGAAATTTTACAAACTTCACCTTTCTCATTTGAAATTGAAGTAATTAAAATCCAAATAGCTAATGCTGAAGTATGTTCTGAAGGAAGTTTTATACCATTTTTAGAAATTCTTTCAGGTTTAGGTGCATTTTTAATAGCTAACTTTTCAGCTTTAGCAGATTCTTTTTCAAAAGCTTTAAGAGCTTTTTCATCCAGTTTAGCTTGTTTGGCAGCAATACGTTCTTCATCTTTTTTAACTTTTTCAGCAAATTTAGCAGCTTCTTTAACTGACTTTTCTTTAACTTTTTCTTCAGCCAATGCAGTTTTTAAATCAACACAACCTTCTAGTTCGTCAATACCTTCTTGCATTAAATCTAAATTTTCTTGATCTTGTGACATTATTATTATCCTATTTGGTTTAGTGTGGTTGTTTTTTACAGCACGGTTAGTATATTTTACCTAATACTTAATTGCAAGCGTTATTTTAACTTATTTTTAAAAGGGGAATTCATTTATATCAAAATGTACGGAACCTCCAGTTAAAGGAATAGTGTCATCATATTCTACCCATTTAACTTCTTTTTCAAAAATTACTTCTACTATTTCAGGGTACTTCTTATTAGTCCAAACTTTAATATGACTTGGTTTTCTTAATGAATCTATCAAATACATTGCGGATAAAATAGTATCAGGTGATCTAGAATCAGCCCTTGATTTCCACCATATATTAGCTTTATTCTTTGCATAACCCTCATGCTCTATACAAATATATTCGCTAAAGATTTTTAGGTTACTATAGTAACTAACTTTTAAACTAGGCTTAGAACCTGCTTTGATATGTTGTGCATAAGTAATATGGTCTACTTTAAATAGTTCTATTAACGGTAAATCACCTTTTATAAGTTCATGCGTTCCAGCCTCAGTATTAATTTTGACAATCATTGTAAATTCAGCATCACAATAGGTACAATTCCTTGCACTGGCATGGTTATAACAACTACAGCTATTACATAGCTTAACTGGTGCAGTACCAGCCTTGTCACCTTTTCTTTTTGGTATCAGAGGGTCATTAATAGGTCCTAAACGTCTAGTATTACCAGCAAAATCTAAAACTAAACAATTTTCTTTACCAGTTTCAGGACTAGGTCGAGTTCCCCTACCTAATAATTGTACCCACAAATTAATAGAAGTAGTTGGTCTTAATACTATGATTAAATCAATAGCTTTATGATTAAAGCCAGTAGTAAGGACGTTATTATTAACAACGGCTCGGAGTTTCCCAGATTTAAAATCTTCAATATATTCATCACGTTGTTTAGCCCCTATTTTAGAGTGAATTGCTTTACATTCAATTCCTAGCTCGGTTAATATTTCTGCAATGTGGTCACAATGTTCAATCCCTGAACCAAAAATTAGCCAATGCTTTCTATCATGGGCTAACTCCATTGATTCTTTTAAAGCTTCAAAAGTAATCTCATATTTGTCTACTGCTATTTGTAAATCTCCTTTAGCATAATCACCATCACTTCCTAACTTAACACCAGTAGTATCCAGTATTAAATTAGTTTGTTTTGGTATTAAAGGAGCCATATAGCCTTCTGCAATCAAACGATTGAATGAGTGCATATCCGTAATATCATAGCAAAAATCAGTAAAAATACCATCTTCTGTTATTTTGCCATGCCCCATTCTATAAGGGGTGGCTGTAAAGCCTATAACTTTTAAATAAGGATTGAAAGCCTTTAATGCACCAAGAAATTTCTTGTACATTGTTTCATCATTAGGATTAACTAAATGAGCTTCGTCTATAATGATAATATCCACTTTACCAAACTTAGCAAAGTCCTTATGAATGGAAGCAATACCAGCAAAAATAATTCTTTTATCATAATCTCTTTGATTAAGCGCAGCGGAATTAATACCTGCCGGAGCAGTAGACCACATACCTAATAACTCTTTAAAGTTTTGTACAATCAATTCTTTTACATGGGTAAGAACTAAAACCTTTTGGTGTGGATAACGGTAAAAGGCTCTCATTAAAAACATTGAAATACATACAGATTTTCCGCAACCCGTTGGTATAGCACAAACAGGATTACCTGTATGATCTTCAAAGTAATTAAATAAAGCATCATTACATTCTAATTGATAATAACGAGGTTCAATCATGCAATTCTCGAATAGGTATTACATCCTTTAAGTTGTAATTCTTTAGATATTAATTCACCAGTAAATGTACATAACCATTCTGCATTATCCATAGGTTTTGAAAATGAGCAAGTACGGCAGTTATAATCTGGTTCACTGTTAAGATGACATACTGGTTTGTGGTCACAAAATCTACATTTATAGTATCCAGGACTACTACTTATTTTGTTAGGTGGTTCTGTTGAAAATACTAATTCAGTTCCTAAATCTAAATGGCTACTAGCGATTTCTTTATTAGCCACAATAATCTCAGCATACAATTTATCTGTATTTTTATTTACTGCCATATAAAGCCCGACTGGAATATTCATTTTTTCCATGTAAATATTCATCTGTACTACATGCTCAGGCTTAGTTTTTTCTACACCATCTTTTTCTAAAGCTATGAAAGATTTTTCACCATGCGTTTTAAATTCTGCCAAAACATATTCATTAGGATAGTCAGGAATGTTAAAGACAATACCGTCACTACTGCCCCCGAAATGCCCAGAACTATGGCTAATACGAAACTGTTTTCCGTTAGCATCTTGTTGATATACCTCACATCCGATAGTTAATAAAATTGCTATAAATCTAGCTTCTTCAAGATGTCCACGATTAAATAAACGTAAAAGACGCCCATCATAATTAGGACGAGTAAACCATCGAAACCCGTACCAAATAGCCCGTTTACATTCTCCACCAATGAGTGAAGCTCCCATGTGACTTCTGAATGGTGTGTTATCGGGAGAATAAGCATCCCCGATATGACTAATAACTTTGCCAAGATTTTCACGATACTTTGAACCTTGATCTTCATTGATTTTTTGCTCGATAAGAGCAAGTGTTTTGTGTGCAATATGGACATTATTGTTCATAATATAAGCCCACGTCTTAGGTGGGCTTAAACTCCTATGTTAAAGGATTATTTTGTCATCCAAGCAGGTGGTTGACTTGGGTCAAATGCTGCTTCCGTAGCTGGTTCAGGAGCAGGTTGAGCAACTTGTGGAACTTCAATAGCAACTGGTTGAGCTACAGGAGCAGGTTGCGCCCATGCTTGCGCTGGTGCAGCACCTAAAATAGCTGGTGCAATACCAGTAGCTAATGAAGTTGAAACAGGCGGTACAAATGCAGGGATTGGTTGAAGAACAGGTACAACTGGTGGCAATATAGCTACAGGTGCAACTTGTGCAACTCCTACAGTTTCATTGACATTCTTATAAGCAATAATATCATTGCTTGGTGAATAACCTTCTTGCTCAACAACCTTAACTCTGATTTTTAAAGGTATCCCATGTAATTGCTGACTATCGGATACTTGCATAATTCCAACAGCATGTGAGATAGCTGATAATTGTGCAAGTGCAATTCTTTGTGCAATATCATTAGCATTACGAATATTCAATCTACCATAAACTGAACGATTGATAAAATTGCCATCCACTACTTTAAATCTAAGTTTTAAAATAGCTCCGTCACCATTTTTAGTAGGTGAGATTTCGCTATTATCAATCATCACATTATACCAACCTTCCGGTAATGGATCCATTACACCCATATCTGGTGCTACTTCTAGAGCGTTAAAATTTAATGCTGCCATTCTAATTTCCTTTGTTACAGGTTTAAAAAAGAGTGTCTATAACACCTGATAAGCTATAGACACATTATGTTATCGTGTATAAACGTCAATGCCAGATACAGCATGTAACGCTTGTGCAAACGCATTCCAACCATTAGTAGGAGGTGCTGGGATAGGTAATTCACCTATTAAACCAAAACGGTTTCCAGCAAGGTAAGCAGGGGTTCTTGAAACTGCTAATACTCTACCCTTGTTTTGTGAAATACCTCTACTTGAATTAGTTGTGGTATTTTCTATAAGGTAAAGAGGTTCATAAAGAAAACCAATAACGTCTGCCCATTGGGTAAATATTTCTCGTTTACCATAGGTTTTTTGATTCTTTGGTGAATGTAGTAGTAATTCCCAACTGTCATATTCCCCAACAGTAGGATCACTTATTTTAGCACTAAAAACATGTGCAGTAAGGACGATATTAATTCCACCATACACAGCAAGAACATCAAGTTGTTGTAGAAATTCTTCAAATAAAGAATTTGCCATTGTGTAAGCCTTGCCATATCCACCATGAGCTGATTCCATTGTAACTGACTTATTTTTACCACCTTTACTACTTACATCCAATCTTAAAACATATTCATGTATTAATCTTTCTAACGCAGTAACAGAATCAAACACTAATGTTTTATAAGGGAATTGACCAGATTGGGCATAAGTAATAATCTCAGTTACTAATTGTAGTACATCTTCATACTTATTCAAAATTGGAACTTTAGCTACATTTACACCAGCATAACCTACTTCCATAGGAAGCAGTAATGTATTAGGAGCATTGCAAGCTAATGTAGTCTTACCCATTTTTTCTTGTCCAGCGATAACCATACGAATACCAGAACTGGATACACCTGTGGTTATACTATTTAACATACTCATTTTATTTCCTTAAAGTTCAACGTAACTGTTTTCTAACAACGTTTCTATATACTGCCTTGCTTCAATAAAGTCAGCTTTTAATTCTGCTTTACGAAGTAGTTCCATAGCTTCAGCAATAAAGTCTTTACAAAACTGCATCTGTTCATAATACCGTTCACAACGACTATCTAATACTTCAATTTCTTTTTCATAAACAACAAGTTTATCTATTGTTTGTTCAATGAGGTCAGAAGTTTGTTGGTCAAAGTTTCCACAACTCATTCGTTCTTGTAAAGTAAAGTTACTGGGAATGTTCATTACATATCTTCCTCATTTCTAATTGATTGGTAAGTTGCAAATCTTGGTTTATCTTTAATACCTTTAGGAAAGAATTTAAACTTAATTGTTTTACCAAGTATTTCTTGTTGATGCCCAAAGTAATGTAATCTTTCAGTATGTGGCATATTTCCAGGACTTACAGTTATAAAATATCCTTTATTAAAAAGGATAGTACCGTTACTATCAAAAACATCATCCTTTAATTGGCAAGTTAAACTTCCAACCATGCCATTACCAATTTTATTTTCTTGGTGGCTACTGCGAAATGATCTTCCTAATTCATTAACTTGTTTCTCATTTAAATTTTCTTCACCTTCTACAAGTGCAGCCACAATAGCTTCAGCATCCATAAAACGCTTAACTCGAAGCAAACCGCCTTCTTTAGCAGTACTACGCCCCTGTTTATAATTGCCATGAGGATCACGAATAATCAATCCCTCATAACCTTGCATAAGCCAGTTATCTTCCCATTCATTCAATTTTTCTATACTATCAACTATAATAAAAGGTAATACTTCTAAATGAGAACCTAATAAACTATACTTTTCTTTAATAGTAGAAATAACCTTTTCAGCCATTTGCAATCTTTTATAATAAGGTAAACTGATAGTTTCCTCAGTAATGTAATCAAAGATATGCCAAGTAGTGAAAGGAGTTCCTTCATAACTACCTAAAGCACTACTGGTATTTCTACATAAATCAGGGTGCATTGGATAATTACCTACAATCATTTCCCCATCAAAGCCCTTAAACATAGGGTCACTAAAGAAATGATTAACAAAACGGTTCTTATGTTGCTTAAGGCTACGACCAGTAAGTTTATCTTCTAAGTACATTGCACGAACACCATCAATCTTAGGTTGTATCATACAAGGGAATTTAATTTTTTCTAAATTTGCATCTGATGCTAACATTGGTTTCATTATTATTCCTCAAAACCTTGTCTTTTTGCCGATGCAGGAAGTACCACTTTCATTTGTGGTGAACCTTCCTTAATGATTAGAAACTGGTCAACTAAATGTACTTCTTCTTCAGTTAAACAACGATATTGCTTAAGTTCAAGTTCTGGTAAAAACTTAACCATCTTATCAGGGCTAATATGAGCTTCTTCAAGTTGTTCTTTCATTGCAAGGAAAGCTGCAATATCAACTTTTCTAGTGATTGGCAAGGTTGCATTAAGAATCCAACCTTCCCCTAAATCAACTTTATTTGTACCTTCTTTTGGTGATGGGAATGCGTCTTTGAAAATTTCATTTCGTAATGAAGATTCAGCATCACGAAGTATTTTTAAATCGTCCTGCATTTTATACCATAACTCTAATTTCTTAATATTTACTGACATTTTCGTACTCCAGTTGGATTGGTGTGGTGGATTATTTTTATTTTTGGTACAGCTAATAATAACACAACTGTTATTAATTGCAAGTGTTATTTTATGTTACTTACATCAAGAATACGGTATGCCTTACCGTGGAAATTAAAAGCAGTAGCAGTTTCAGCAGCAGCCATTTCTACAATATAACCACTATCGCATAAAGATTTTATTGTGCTGTCTAGTGCTTTACCAGAACCATATTGATATTTTTCAAATGGTGGACAATTACAAATCTTCATTTGTAGATATTTTCTAGAAACAATACCTAAAGTTCTCATAGACTCTATTACTTTGTAACCAGCGGACGGTTGTTCTTGTAAATACTTTTTCATTATATTAAGTAGTTTACGTTCCCTAGCATTATCAGTAACGCCAATTTCTCCACTAGCCATTTTATTTTCCATTAAACCTATATCTCTACGAACTGCTTTTAACGCCCAAGCTACATCTGTTTCTTGAATAACAGGGAACATAAAATTATTTCCTACAGCTAGTAAAGCAGCCATCTTTGTAACTTTTAAAGCAGCACGATTCCACATTTGTCGCCATGATTCATCTTCTGAACTATTAATTTGTGCATCACATTCTAATTCAAATTGTGCAATAATTTTTGCAGCTTCACTAGATCGCTGAACACTTGAATTATCACCTTTATTAATTAATATAGAGCAATGAGAACATACTTCAGATAATGAATCCGATAATATTGCATCTGGTTGTCTTATTTGTTTTGTGTTCAAAGGAGGTCGCTCCCCTGAATATTCAAATAAGTTAAACCTAGATAAAAAACCATCAGACATCATACTAGGCGTTAAACATTCATAGAAAGTTCCAGGAGTTGTTTCACCAATCATGGAATATGAGACACCAGAAATTGAAGCCACATTATTATCTTTACTAGAATAGGTTAAGCCACCCACAATAGATTGAGGTCCAGACTTTTGGTATAAATCCGTCATAACAGTTCGTAAAGAGTGCATGGCAGTATCACGACCATCATCTTTAGCTAAACGTGTTAATTTACGTCCCCATTCTCCAGCCACATTTACAAAACTATTATTATCTATTACAGTTTTTATTAAAGCTGGACCTGAAGCAAATTCTGTAAAATTAACAAATCTCATACAAACAGGATCACGACTTGTAACGGCAGTCATTAAAGATGAAATTCCACTATGCAAAGCTTCTTTACCAATACCTGATCTAGCTATAAGTATGATATACATATTAAGCCCAGACTGAGTGATTGAATAAGCCTTGCCACATATACCAGCCATAAGCCCTAACGCAGCTACAATAGCAACTTCCTTTACAGGTCTAGGTGCTGAACTGTATATGTAACGCGCAATTTTGCCAGTAAGTCCTGGAGGGTAATCCAATACATTAGGGTCATCAGATACTTCATCGTTATCTAAATTAAACTTTTCTGCAAATGCAGCACTTGTAGGTTTATCATAGATTTTGTCATTAGTATTCTCAGTACTATGTAAAAACTCACTAGCTTTCTTAAAACCTTGTAACTCCATTACTAAATCAGCAGCAATAGATATCTGACTTAAATCAGCCTGTACTGTATTTTGTTCCCTTGTTCTTATAACACGCAAAGTGTTATTAAGATAAGTGTCATTCTTTACAGCTTTTTCTCTTTGACCTAAACCACTAAGTCTAAATAAACGTCTACATTGTTCATTAGAAGGGCTATAAAAAGTAAGCATAGACAATAAAGCTAAATCAGCTTCTGATTGTGACGGGTATCCTGTAGTATCACCTTTACACAACAGATTAAATTTATCCTTATTAGAAGCATTAATAGCCATTTCTATAATAGCGTTATCGTCCATTTCTTGTGGTAACTCTTCCAAACCTGTCTTAACAACCTGCGGTTTCATCTGAAGCTGCATACTGTCTAAAAATGCTTGTGCATCCACAATAGGGTGATTAATTAATGTGTTCCCAGTACAAATCATATAGCGTTCTTGACTATATACTTCAACACCATCCCTACGCATACCAGAACCAATATTACCTTTTACCCAAATATGAATACCTTTTCCATATTTAGAATGTTCAGTATATGATTTTAGATTTTGAACTATGCTCCAATAGCGATTCAAATGTTCTTGTGTAGTCCATTTAGTACGGTCTATTGGTTGTAACTTTCGAGTTTGACTTTCCTGATCCACTACATCTAAATCAATGCAAGTAAATGGGTCATCTTTAGTTAATACATATCCAAAATTCAAATTAAGAATTTTTGAATAATGTACAGCTTCTTCAAAAGTTAATAAATAACTTGGATCAGTAACGGATATATTAAATACGTTTGATCCGTTTGTTGATAAGGGAGCTTTATTTTCACCACTTAAAGCCCATTGCCGTCTTTCTTTTAAATCATTTGGAATTTTACTGAACGGCATACCGTTTCCTTTATTTTTCTAAACCACGTCTCTTATTGAGGTTTTTTTGTAATTCTTTTAACAATGGTAATAAAGGTTCCCTTTCCCATATTGTTAATTGGATTCCTGGAACTTCAATAGCATTGGGAAGTTTACCGTTATTTTTCCATGAAACTATAGTAGCTCTCGGGATATTTAACTGTTTGCAAATTTCACCAGACGTTATATACTTAGTATTAAATACTTCTAAATGACTCATTATAATTTTCCTATTTTGAAAAGCGTTACAGTTTAATAGGATTAAATTGTAATTGCAAGTGTTACTTTTTAATCTATTGTATTCTTTTTTAAGCCATTTTTAAATAAGAAATCATTAATGGTACGTTTACAATCTACAATAGTAAATTCCCTAATCCAATCCCTACCATTATCTAAGATTTGATACCATTCAATATCCTCTTTTTTAGGTCTTTTAGGTACAACAGTTCCGTTTTTATCTAACTTCCAATCACCACATATACCGTATGAAGGAATTATCTCAAAGCCTTTATATTTCATACTAATTCCCTACAGCTAAAAGTGCTTCAATTCTTAATATTTCAGTTAGTATAGTTTCTTTTTTCCATAATCTAGTTGTTAATGGAAAACCTTTTGTACTGGTAGTTTTATTTCCAAAATTAGTATTACTTCTTACTAATCTTTTAAAATCATTTTTAGGAAAATGACCTTTTGCTAATCTTAAATTCAACGCACTACTTGTAAATCCAAAAATGTCACAAATATCTTTTACTCTAATAGGAGAATTAGAAGCTACCGTCTTTAACCAATCATAGTTAGATGGTTTACGGTAATTAAAATTATTTGCTCCAGCATTATCACCAATTTTAAAAGTCATATAGAATTCCATTAGTTAATTAAAAAGTTCTGACGTATTAATTATCCCGTACATTCAAGCCACTGGGGTTCACTCCAAATAATAAGCATGATAAAGCCTGCCGTCCTTATTACTAGAGCATTAATACTATTTCAAGCTGTCAGAGTAGCCTTAAGCGTCCTTGCAGGCAATATATCCTGAGGAGTAGTGGCTCCGGCAATCAAATTAGTTAATCGTAATCTCGGTCAACATCGTTATGACTATTCGAGATTTGTTCTTCAATACTGGCTAAACATTCCTCATTCAACACAAGGATTAAATCTACTTCACCACACATTACTGATAGGATTTCAATTACTTCACATGAATCAGGGTAACTACCGTCCCAAGGACCTGAATAAATTCCTATTGTGGCAGCTTCAAAATTATACTCGACTTCCATGTCAAATCCTGCAACAACGCACTCCGTTATGAGGCTCATTTCTCATAACCTATATCTTGGTTTTGGAATGAAGCCTTGTTTGTGGGTAGCTCCAATACTTCAAAAATGTGGGAACCTTTGTTATCATGGTCGTCTATGATAAAAGTTCCACTACGAGTCTTGTGCAGTTTAAAACTTTTGTCATCTTGCATAAACTTAGCTCCAATAACAAAACCAATTATAAGACCTATTAATAATACAGCTAAAACATTTTTCTTATCCATTTTATTCCCCTTAGTATGATATTACACGAACAATTTGATCTGTATAAGCCCAACGACCATCGCCAGACTTATCAATGTAATCAATGACATTTCTACCATTCTTACCTTCTTCAGTAAATCCAGTTAAGGTAACTACTTCTGGTGCATCGCCACCGAAACCTGATCTAACCACAACAACTGAACCTTGTCCAAGGCGTTCCTCATCCACATTTATTTTGGTAGCTGACTGATTAGACATTAAAGCATTTAATAACATATTCATCTTAGTTCTCCTAAATCAAAAATAATTTCTACGCCATTCACAAAAGTCATCATCTTCAGGATGAGCGTACATACCACCCTCTTCACCTAAGTAACAGAACCCGTTGTAGCAATTCTGGTCGTGAAGCAAGTCTTCTAACATCACGTTAGCACCTTCTGCCATACCAATCCATCGGTCTTCTGATTGCCTAATCCAACTGGCAACTTGTTCAGGTCTTTCACGCTTATCCTTAAGCCTGTCACTACAGTGACGGATAAAATCACGGTGGCGTTCTAACGCTTTTACTACTACTTTAGTTGGATTCTTTCTAGCCATGCTGTTCCCCTTTTGTTAAGATAATTTAATTTTTACTACAGCTATAATATACCATGTAAATTTAACGCTTGCAAGTTTTATTTTACAAGCGTTATCTTTATAATTCTACATATTTTCTATGTATTTGGTAAGAGTAGCAAAAGTTACTGCTCTAGGAGTACCGATTCGCAATCCTAACATTCGGCAAGCTGTCTTATTAGCTGAAGTTCTAAACTTCAAACCTTTCATTTCTAAACCTAGCGCACTTCTAATAGCTGAAAGTCTATACTTTTCAATTTGTTCTGGTGTATTTAAAATCATTTTATTCCCCTCATCCTAAAAACTTAACAGCATCAAAAAAACCTTGTCGGTAACTATCCTCATCAACTGGATACCAACCATTGATAATGGCGTTAGATAGGCAAGTATCAATGGCATCATTACTTAAAAATTCTCTTTTTTGTAAAACATATTCTTGAATAATCAACTCGGCAAATTTTTCTAAATCAACTTTAGATATATCATAATCTCCATCAATATTCCATACTTCACACTTGTCAGCAAGTTCTGCAATTTTCTCTTTTATTTCCAAAGTCAATAAATCTAAATTAGACATCATTACACGTCCATCCCATGATTAACTATTACAATTAATTGATCTTCAGAATTACCTTTGCGAAACATAGTTACAGAATTACAAAAGTAAAGACCGTTGTTATAACAATGTTCTTCTTCAAAATACTCTTTGTACTCGGCTAATTCTTCATCAAGAATATTTTCATTTAGGTTTGTGACAAGAAGCCATTCATAAGTATAAAAATCTTCTTGAACATTACCAATCTTGGTATATTTTAAATCGCTATTTTTCTCAAACATCATCTTCATCCTCATCAACAGTATCTAAACCAAAGAATATGTAGCAAGGTTCCCACATATCTACTTCATCTTCAGGGCAAACTTCAATAGAATTATCTAACACAACCGTCATGTCCTCAACACCCTCAAACAAAACTTCTACAGCCAGTTTATAAGCATCATCATCTAAATCTTCAATATGCTCAGTTGACCAAGACACGTCCAACAGCATGTCTTTTATGTCTTGATAAGTAGTAGCACCTTCAACAATAACTTGGACTACATCATTGTGGTAGCCACGGAAGTAATCACCTGTGCAGGTATCTAAATGATGCAGGAAGTATTTCTTTTTCATTTGTAACTCCTATTAATTAATGATAACGAATGTCATCCACATAGGCACTGTTTCCAATGCCTATGAAGATTAATCAGCGTTAGGAAAAACTACGAAACTTTTTCTTAATTTAGCATACCGGAATATAATGCCACTAAACTTTGGGCATGGTGATCCCTCGCTAAGGTCACGTTTAGAAACATAACAACCCTCAGGAACCAGTCTGAAATCTTTACCATCTTCCCAGTCAGCTAAAACACTAGCTTTAGATTTGTAGTCACGACCATAAGCCGGAATTAAATGTAAGTCTCTCATTTTGTTTCCTCAAGTGGTGCTAGAATTATCCAACCTTTGTTCAACAGTTCTGATATAGCCTCATACGCATCCCCATTTTTAATTTTAGGATTAGCATCAATAATTTCTACTACTTTATTGTGGTTAAACGCTTTTTCCCAAGTATTAAAACGTCTACCGTCCGTACCCTCGTACAATCTTACTTCTTTTATATCACTCATTTTTATTCTCCTAATTTTATAAAAAACCAACGATCTGCACATGAATCAAATTGCTCAGGATTAAAATACATATTTAATTCTGTAGCATAGGTAGCCACATTATAAGTAGCTACATAAGTATCTGGACAAACATCAAATAACTCAAGAATAGGATAATCATTTACGTCTAGAAACAACATACCTTTATTTACTTCATCATGGACAATACTTCGAACTCGATAGAATTCTTTATCATCATATCTTTCAACATAAAGATTCTTAGGTGTCACTTCATAGACATTCGCTAAGTGTAAAGCTGGGATCATTTTAATATTTCTAAGATCAATCATTACCATTCCTCATTTAAATTAGTTTCAACAATAAATCCATTTTCAACCAGACCACATTCACAAACGAACTTAGTCCATTCGCCTGGATTCTTAGGGTCAACCCAATCCGCAGTACACCATTTTTTGTGGCAACCTTGGAACGCATCAGTTTGAGCCTTTGCTTTTTCCATAGTATCAAAGACACCATGATTACTTTGACCTGTAAAGGACATTGCGATAAACATCTTCATTTTTGTTACTCCTTATTTATTTTAATTAACTCATCTTCCCAATATTCAATATCGTTCATCAATTCTAAGATATATAGTGAAGCATCAATATCAAGAGCAATGGAACGATTATTATTATTTATTATTTCTTGATATATTTCAGTATCAAGATTAAGTGGAAAAATTTCAGCATCGAGAAGGGTACATAAAGTTACTATTTTAGATTTTACTACGTCAATTCTTTTCATTTTATTACTCCAAAAAATTAAGCCGTCCTTGGCGATTAGATATTAACCTACTTTACGAGTTATTTCATCAACCCAGAATTTATTTATTAAAGAGTTGATAGATAGATACTCAGCACCATTCACTTTTAAAGTAGACAGATGCTGTGTTAAAGACCTAATGTACTTTGTACGAGCTGGGCTTAGATAATTTTTATTCGCTTTCATATAGATAAACCTCATATTTGGACACATAAGCAACATTGCTTAGGGTTATATTACACTTGTTATATATACATTACAAGCGTTATTTTAACTTATTTTATGCTAGAGGTTGAATAATAATTGGGATAGGCAAGCTGGTAGTAGGCTAATGGGATAAAAAGCCTACCACAGCTAAAAATGGGCTAAGAACGGGCGTGTTTGCGTAAAGGTTTAGGGACAGGGTTAAACTTACGGGATAACAACAGGACTTCTTGTACTTTATTGAAGTTTATCCCGAACTCGGACTTCAGCCATCCGTCAATGTCAGACTTAAGATATGAGATACCTCGTCTACCTGATATTGAAGAAGGGACTTGTGTTGGAGCATCGGGGTTAGACAAGTATTTGCGGACATAGTGTTCCGACCTACCAATGTAAGTCATTATGTCTACTATGGATAAGTATTCGTCAGATGTCGGTGTCATTGTCGTTTTCAAGATGTGTTGATACTAGGTTGCAGAATTGAATGACCACAATTACTGAGAAGATTAGTAGAAGTGTGGGTACAAGGAGCAAGGAATAGATTATTGTACGTATCATCGGTAACTATCCATTTCTTTACGAGCTTGTAGAACTTCATAATCTAATTCAGCTACTATTTGCTTGCGTCTTGTAGTAGCATCACGCCATTTAGATTTAGCTTGTTCAAAAGGATTTTCAACTAATGTATATTTAATTGGATTATTTAAATCAGTTAATTCATATCCTTTAGCTCTCATGTTAGCTCGCCATTCAGCGTGTGGATGATTTGCTTCAAGATCAGTTTCAGTTTCAGGTTCAGGTTCTATTTCAGGTTCAGATTGAAGTGTGGATGTGTATTCAGGGATAACCACATTATCAGGTAACTCGATTGAATTAAGATCGTTTATTGCTCCGGGTGTGAAGTCAAGATTTAAGAGTGCCATTTTGATACCTTATTAGAATTTTAGTGAGTTGATACTATACCATAAAAACATTTTATAGTAAAGTATAAAGTATAAAAGAAAACTATTTACTATAAAAGAAAAAGAAAACATAGTTATAGAAAGTATAGCGAATAATATAAATACACAAAATAACTTTTCTTTTAATGTTTAATGTTTTCTTTTACTATAAAATAAAATACTACTTAGGTATATACTTATGGACCTATCAAATGCTGGGCTCCAAAGCCAAACTTGCTTACCAGCTACTATAGAAAGTAGCCTGAGTTATAGATCTTCAACACTTTACTATAAACATTTTTCTTTTACTATAAAATGTTTTCTTTTAGTTGCGTTATAAAAGTTATAGAGTTATATAATTACTTGTTTTTATGCTTAACAAGTGTTAAAATGGTTTTGAGGGTAAAAACTCAATTCTATAACTTTAATTCTGAGGTGTAAAATGAAAAAATCTGTATCTAAATATGAATTTATGGGCGATTCTGCATTAACTGACAACTTTTCTTACAATGGTTTAGATGCTTTATTCGAGTGGTTTGAGGAATATGAAGATAGTTGTGGTGAGCAAATCGAATATGATCCTGTGGCTATACGATTAGATTTCACAGAGTTTGCAAGCATAGAGGAAATATCTAATTACTATACTGAGATTCCACTTCCACCAGAAGAACTGGATGAAGACGATGAAACTGATTATGATGAAGAAGCATTAGAATGGCTCCGAGATCGTACTTCGGTGATAGTGTTCGAGGGTGGAATAATATTGCAGGACTTCTAATGATTGTATTCTTGACATTGATATTCATTCTTGTGGTTATGTACACATTAAGAATAATGGTAATGGTGTTCTTCGCAATAGTTTTCCCAGAACAGCAGAAACAAGTAACGCCAAGACGCAGAAGGTAATAGGCACAAAAAAGCCCTCGATTAAGAGGGCTTTATTTTTAAAGGACGTAGTTCTTTTCCTCAGGTGGTTCTGGTAAATCTTCCCCAAACTCAAGATCAGCGGCAACTCGGATTAGTTCCCGAAGCCTCGTTTTAATCTTGTACAGTTCAATACAAGACGCAGTATCGCCTTTTGCATCTAAGACTTCATTTACAAGCCAGAACTCATCAATGTGGTTAGTCCAAATTCTAATATATTTTTCTTTAGCAGTCATTCTATTCTCCTTCAACTAAGACTTGGGTTTCACCAAGCCACTCTTCGGTTATCTGCCATTTGGCAGATTGTTTTTTAGCAAGAGCAATCAATTCATGCAGATCGCCAATGGCGATGTCGAACCAGTCGCCTTCCATATTAAAGTATTCTTCGTTGATCCAGACCCATAATGTACACATGTTTTACTCCTAGAAATGGTTAGGTTGGACACAATGCCCAACCAAGCTATATATTAACACACGTTAATGTTCTTGTCAATATTTAAATTATCCGCAACGTCAAAAGCATCGGATACAGTTTGGTTCCAAGAGCATGGAATTCAAGTTCTGCAAGGTTGTTTTGGTCTAAACATTTAGCACTATCCAAAAGACGTAAGGCTTGCGCCTCAGTCATCTTGTCTTGGACGAACTCGGCAATCTCAATTAATTGTTCTAAATTGAATTTCATTCTTATTCTCCTAAAATTGATAAAGATAAACAGCAATGGTAGACAGAAATAGTGCAATAGAAAGAGCAGCCATTCCAACCTCAATAAGATTGAATAACTGTCTTTTTTGTGCAGACGGAAGGTTTTTGTAGTCTTTCATTTTGTACTCCGATTAGACATAGCGATATTGCTATTTTATACAGTCTAAAATAAACCGTATAAAATAGCAGGGCAATCAAGCCCTGCTATTATTAGCCCTTATGCAGTGTGGTTTTTTAACCACTTTTTGTAATTATTGATTTCAATACCAATATTGGCAACATTTACTGGCTTACCATTGGCACAATACAAACCCATGCTATCAATAGCACCTATATACAGCTTAGTGACTGAAGTTTGAGTAATACCCAACTCAATGCAAGCTTGCCGAATCATATAACCGCTGGTGCCTGCTTTTAACTCACTATCGCCATAACCCTTGCTATTGCCAAAAGCATTCAGTTTTGATGCTTTTGGCTTATTAGGCGTTACAGTTGGTTTGATGCCATTCATTTCATTTTGTGCCGCTTGAATGGCAAGTTCACGGTAGCTTGCCATGTCATTTGCAAGCTTAGTTGCCTTTACTGTATGGGCGTAAACAATAGCCCTTGTTTTAAGTGTTGGTAACTTGCCATTGATAACCAGTGGCAAGTTTACTGATTGAATTTTTTTAGTTGCTAATTTAGCCATGATATACACCTATATATAATTGATTGACACTAACACGCGTTAGCTACCTTAGGTATAGCAATGACCATGCCAACTATACCAAATATATTAATACCTTATTAATCAATTACTTATAATAACATACTATCATACTAGGTTATTAGATTGCACCACATTAGTGCATATCACGCACCATAATAGTGCTTGTCACTGTAACATATTGATTTATATACATTAATTAATCACCTCGTGCACCAAATCAGTGCAGGTTTTAACAATACCTTATTAATCAATCACTTATCCCCCCATGCCGGATTATTTTGAAAAAAGTGGGCGGTCTACCTCCCTACCACCAGACTCCCATTTTAGCTACCTAACACTTGTAAGGTACTATTCCAATATCCCTATTCTCAAAAATATGGATGAACCCTATTTAGCCGCCTAACACATGTAACCCAACTAATCTCACGCACTCCTTGCATTGTGGTCATTATTGTGCTACTGTACCCAAAATTCCTAATCCCAATACCCTATATCCTATGAGCGTTATATCTTATTCTGAATTATGTGAACTTGTTGAAGCTGGTGTTATCAATGCTAAACCCAGTCAAATTAATGGAAGTTCAATCGACCTAACATTAGACAATATCATTCGCACTGAGTCACCTAACACTCACGGCAAGCCAATTGACTTAGCCATTAAAGAAAACATCATCACCGCAGCGATTGACCTTAACAATAGCCCCTATCATTGTGGTTACATCATGCAACCAAACGAAATGATTCTAGCCTCATCCTTTGAAGTTTTTAACTTACCACATAATATCAGTGCTGAATATAAACTAAAATCCAGTATGGCGAGGAATGGCTTAGAACATCTTAATGCTGGCTGGTGTGATGCAGGTTGGACTAATTCTAAATTGACACTTGAACTTAAAAACGTAAATCAATTTCATAAACTATTATTAACTGTGGGTATGCCTATAGGTCAGGTTATATTCTACAAACATGAACCTGTACCTGTAGATAAGTCATACTCTATTCGTGGTCAGTACAACAACCAAACTGAAGTTACTGAATCAAAAGGAATCAGGTAATGGTAGATAGCAACGAGCAACGAGAATTAATTAGGCAGACTGTGAAAGAGACTTTACTTTCATTAGGTATTGAAGTAGACGATCCTATTAAAGTACAAAGGGATTTTCAGCATTTAAGGGAGTGGCGTGAAACTACTGAAGCCTTAAAGTCCAAAGGGTTAATGACGTTGTTTGGTGTAGTCCTAGCAGGTATTCTAGGGTTTATTTGGTTGGGGTTTAAAGGTTCATTGGGAGTTAAATAATGAAAGATATTTACGATGCTGATATTAAAAGGTTTCACAAAGAATATAATTTGCCGTTTGACTGGACTTTAGTAAAAGCTCAGTTGTTTCAAGAGTCGGGTTTAAACCCTGAAGCTTGTAGCCCAGTGGGTGCTAAGGGTTTGGCTCAGTTTATGCCTGCTACTTGGGAAGAATACACTATTAAGTGTGGCTTGCCTGCTAAAACTAGCCGTACTGATACTGTTGCTTCAATTCAATGCTGTGCTGCTTACATGAGGGCGTTAATTACGCAATGGAAAAGTAAAAGGACAGAGGTTGACCGCTATAATTTAGCATTGGCTTCATACAATGCAGGTCTAGGTAACTTGCTGAAAGCACAGAAGATGGTTCATGGTGCTACGGATTATGCTACTATTATTTCAGCATTGAAATTTGTTACTGGAAATGAAAATGCTTTACAAACTACAGATTATGTGGTTAAAATAAATGAGTTTCATAGATTATTAAATAAGAAGTAACTTAGAATTGTGGTAACTGTAACCTTGGATACAGTCAGGATGAAATTAAATTTCCAGTTACCACACTTGTAGGTTGCGTTAAATAATAGACTTTAAAGACGTTAATTTAGTTAGCGTGACCTCAACTTATTATAGGAAACCAAAATGAATTTATGGGGAAATGAAGGGCAATTACCTCTATCAGAAAGGGAACAAGCTCTTAGAAATGAATTTGTGCGACATTACTTGATTGATTTTGATCCAGTACTGGCGTGTATGAGAGTTGGTTTCACTAAAGCTTTTGCTGAAGATTACGCAATACGATTTATGGCGGAACCATACGTTCAAAAACGGATTACTGAACTTAGTTTGGAGACTCCTGAAGATGAACTTGAACAAGAAGAACTCGATAAGCAACTTACTTTGTCAGTATTACGACAAGCTGCTACGAACGGACCTTATAGTTCAAGGGTTGCTGCTGCTGCAAAACTTGCTTCTATACTAGGTATGGATAAACCTGTTGCTAATACACTTGATATTACCAGTAAAGGTGGTGTCATGGTTGTTCCTGGAATTAGTAATGTTGATGATTGGGAAGAAACTGCTTTGAAAGCTCAACAAGAGTTAATTAACGCTGCACAAGAATCAATATGAGAAATGTAGAAGCTGATAGAAGGGCAAAAAGTTTACAGTTAAGACCCAGACCGTCTTGTGAAAATAGTAAATGGCGGATAGTAATTGATCCACCTATGAATGATATGGATTATGTTAGAATGGAACGTATGCAAAGGTTCGCAGACAATAAAGCAAGGACTCTAAAGTAATGGTTGAAAAGGTAGTTTGGGCTCCGCTTCCAGGATCTCAAACTTTAGCAATGTCATGTCCTGCTCAAATTATCGTTTATCACGGTAGTCGAGGTCCTGGAAAGACGGATTCTCAGTTAATGCGGTTTCGTGCTAAAGTTGGACAGGGTTATGGTCGGCATTGGCGAGGTATTATCTTTGATAGGGAATATAAGAACTTAGATGACTTAGTTTCTAAGTCAATGCGTTGGTTTCCTGAGTTTAAGGATAACTGTCGCTTTATAAATTCTAAATCAGATTATAAATGGGTTTGGAAGACTGGCGAAGAACTACTTTTTCGTACAGTTAAGAAAGATCAAGACTATTGGGGTTTTCATGGGCAAGAATTTCCATTTATTGGGTGGAATGAGCTTACTAAGTACCCTAATGGTAACTTATTTGAGATGATGATGTCCTGTAATCGGTCATCATTCAGACCTGAGGATTTTCCTTTTTATATTAATAAGGATATACTTAATAAAAAAGGTTTAATTCAGCATGTGCCTAGTAACCACAAGTTTGCTGAACAACGTCTACTGCCAGAAATCAATTTAGAGGTGTTTGCTACCTGCAATCCTCATGGTCCTGGACATAACTGGGTTAAAAGACGTTTTATTAGTGCTTCTCGCATGGGTGAAATTTTAAAAAACAAAGTTAATGTTTACAATCCTAGAACTCAAAAACGAGAAGATGTATTTAAAACTCAAACGCATATATTTGGAAGCTATAGGGAGAATAAATACCTAAGTCCTGAGTATGTTGCTACATTGGAGAGTATAGATGAGCCTAATAAAAAGAGAGCATGGCTTATGGGTGATTGGGATGTTGTTGCAGGGGGTATGTTTGACGACCTTTGGGATTCTAAGTTACATATTATTGAACCTTTTACTGTCCCCGATAATTGGCGTATTGACCGTTCATTTGATTGGGGCAGTTCGCACCCTTTTTCAGTAGGTTGGTGGGCTGAAAGTGATGGTACAGATGTAATATTGCCAGATGGTACTAAACGTAGTACTATAAGGGGAGATATATTCCGTATCGGGGAGTGGTACGGTTGGAATGGACGTCCAAATGAAGGATTACGAATGTTGGCAGGTGATATTGCTCAAGGTATCATCGAAAGGGAACTTTCTATGGGTATCTATAAAAGGGTACATCCTGGACCTGCTGATAATTCAATTTATGATGTTGAAAATGGAAATAGTATTGGCGCATCAATGGCTAATCCTGTTAGAATAAACGGAAACAACTATCCTGGAGTTACTTGGATACGTTCTGATAAATCTTCTGGTAGTCGTAAGGCTGGTTGGGAAAAAATGCGGTTGTATATGCGACAAGGTAAACCGCAAATTATTATAGATAAAGATACAAAAGAAAAAACTGTAATTCCTCGGGAAAAACCAGGAATGTTTATCTTTAATAGTTGTAAATTATTTATAGATTTAGTACCAATTTTACCTAGAGATGAAATTGACCCTGATGATGTAGATACTGATGCTGAAGATCATATTGGTGATGAAGCACGTTACAAACTTCTATCCATTGGCGTTGGTGCTAAAGGTGGACGAACTAAAGGTGTTCAATAATGAGAAAAATAACTATTATTTTATTTATAATCAGTACATTAGTTTTATTAAATGATTCTGAAGCTTCAACTTGCAGAAGTTATACAGTTAAAAAACAATTTGATAAAGAACAAGGATACCCACATGGTAGAAAAGGTTATGTTGTCGACCATATTTGTGCTTTGGCTCAGGGTGGTATTGATTCACCTAAAAATATGCAGTATCAGACACTCGCAGATAGCAAAGCTAAAGATAAAATAGAGAACACTACTTATGGTAAAGCTTTATATTGTAATTCATCCAATTCAACTTTAAATCGTTTAGTATTTAACTGTAAATAAGGAACTTCAATGTCATTAAATTCTCAACATCCTGCTTATGCTAGGTATTACGACCAATGGATTCAATTAAGGGATTTTTATAAAGGTGAAGAACACGTTAAACTAGCAGAGGATAAATATTTACTTCCAACTGCTGGTATGACTATGGACGGCATGGGTGCTAATGATGTAGGTAGACAAGCTTATGAATCCTATTTATCAAGAGCAGTATTTCCTGATTATATTAAGGATGCTGTTGAAATTTCTATAGGTTTATTGCATCAAAAGGAAGCAGTTATTGAATTGCCTCCTGAACTTGAAGTTTTAAGAGATGATGCTAGTATTAAAGGTGAATCCTTAAATCAATTATTAAGACGTATCAATGTAGAACAATTAATTACAGGTCGATGCGGTTTATTGCTGGATACACCTATTATTTCTGATCCAACTAACCCTGTGCCGTATATAGCTTTATATATTGCAGAATCAATTATAAATTGGGACGAAAGTAATGATTCCATTGATACTGATAAAATTAATATGGTTATCATGGATGAAACGGGCTATCGTAGAGTTAATAAGCTATTTGATTGGCAAATAATGATGCAGTACCGCATTTTAATTCTTGATGATAATGGTACTTATAAACAAGGTGTATTTAATAATGATACAGGTACTAATTACGATGAAAGTTTATTAATTACACCTGCTATTAGAGGTAAATCATTAAAAGAACTTCCTTTTGTATTTATAAATTCAAAAGACTTATTACCTTTGCCTGAAAATTCACCGTTACTTGGTTTAGCTAATATTACTGCTGCTATTTATCGTGGTGAAGCTGATTACCGTTATTCTTTGTTTATGCAAGGTCAAGATACCCTTGTTGTTATAGGAAGTGTCCGTAACCCTAATTTAGCTCCTGGAGGAGATGATGCGATTCGTACTGGTGCTGGTAGTCGTATTGATATTGATGTTACTGGGGACGCTAAGTATATTGGCGTTAGTTCTAAGGGGTTAGCTGAACAAAGAACTTGTTTAGAAAATGACCGCAAACGTGCAGAAACTCATTCCGGTCGTTTAATTGGTACTAAGTCAAATGTAGAAAGTGGTGAAGCTTTAAGAGTTCGTATTGGAGCTCAAACTGCTACTTTAAATCAAATAGCTATTACTTCAGCATTAGCTTTGGAGAAGATATTAAAAATAGCCGCTAGATGGATTGGTGCTGATGACTCAAAAGTAAGAGTTATACCAAATATGGACTTTGCTGATATAGACTTCCAAGGTCAAGAACTTGTTAATATTATGACTGCTAGAAATATGGGTGCTCCTATATCTTTAGAAAGTATTCATAATGTGCTTGTAGATAGGGGTATGACAAACTTTGATTTTGAAACTGAAATGGCAAAAATTCCAGTTGAAAATAAGGATGCTAATATTCCAACACCTGATGCCGGAACAAAGATTCCTGCACAACCCAACCAAACCACAAAACCACCACAACCAAAAGTAGGAAAATAATATGGGCTTAAAAATAGTAGAAGAAAACTTAGACTTAGTTGATGCAGCTTTTCAATCATTATATACAGAACTAGACGGTAAGTTTATTCTTACTGGTATTGATGGTATGAAAACTGATGCAGATGTTGCACGTTTAAATGCTAGTATCATAAAAGAACGTGCTGCTACTGCTGAAGCTAAGACTAAATATGCAATATTAGGTGGTCTTGATGCTAATGAAATCTTAGCTAAACTAGATCGTATTCCTGAACTTGAAGCTTTGGCTTCAGGTAAAGTTGATGAAACTAAAATTGAGAGTATTGTTGAAACTAGGCTAAAAGCTAAATTAAATCCGATTGAACGGTTACTTGAAGCTGAAAAAGTGAAAACTGCTAACCTTGAAAATGTAAACAGAATGTTTATGGAGAAGGAAAAGACTGTTAGTATTCATTCGGCAGTTCGCAAGGCTGCTACTGCTGCAAATGTAAGAAGTGAAGCTATTGATGATGCTATTACATTAGCTGAACGGTACTTTGAATTGTCTGAAGATGGTGCAGTTATAGCTAAGGACGTTCCTGGAGTTACTCAAGGAATAGACCCTGCTATGTGGTTATCAGACTTACAAGCTAAAAAACCGCATTGGTGGGGTGAAACTGTTGGTGGTGGTGCAAGTGGGAGTGGTTCAGGTTTTAGTGGTATTAACAATCCTTGGTCTGCTGATAATTGGAATATGACTGAACAAGGTAAACTGTATTCCAAAAATCCTGCTAAAGCTGAACAAATGGCTAAAGCTGCTGGAAGTAACGTAGGTGCTAGTAAACCAACTAAAAAATAAAGTTGTTTTTAGGCGTATTGTGTGGTACAGTACGCCTAAATAGAGCATGGTCTCTATATAGAGCATGGTCTCTATAAAATAATTATACATGGCTATAATTAAAAACTCCCCTTAATTACTTTATGAGATCACTACTATGGCTGCTGGAAATGTCCAGATTGCAGATGTTGTTGTACCTGCAATCTTTAACCCTTATGTACAAGAATTAACTCAAGAAAAAACTGCTATCATTCGTTCAGGTGCAGTTGTTATTGATTCTCAACTAGCTTCAAACCTTGCTGGAGAAGGTTCTACTTTCAACGTAAGATCATATAAAGATCTACAAAATGATGCTGAAAACGTATCTTCTGATGTTGCTGGTAATTTATCTACCCCTAACAAAATTCTATCCGCTACTGAAATTCAAGTACGTTTAAGCCGTAATAATTCTTGGGCTTCTATGGATTTAGTTACTGACCTTATTTCTAAAGACCCTATGCAAGCTATCGCTTCTAGAGTTTCTGATTATTGGGTTCGTAGATTGCAATTAGCTTTTGTTAATACTGTAAAAGGTGTATTGGCTGATAATGCTTTGGCTCCTAATGGTAATGATACTCATATTCAAAATGATATGACTTTCAACGCTTCAGGTGCTGCTTTTGCTGCTGGTGTTACTAACTTTACGGCTGAATCTTTTGTAGATGCTACTACTACAATGGGTGACTCTTTAAACACACTAACAATGATTATGGTTCATTCTGTTGTTTATGGTCGTATGATTAAAAACAACTTGATTGATTTCGTTCCTGATTCAACTGGTTCTACTAACATTCCTACTTTTATGGGTCGTACTGTAATTGTTGATGACGGTATGCCTTTCACTGGTGGTGTATTTGAATCTTGGTTGTTTGGTGCTAATGCTTTCACTATGGGTATGTCACAACCTAAAGTACCTACTGAAATTTATCGTCTCCCTGCTGCTGGTAATGGTGCTGGTATGGAAACATTGTTCAACCGTGTTGAATGGGCTATCCATCCATCAGGTTATCAATATACTCCTGCTTATACCGTTGGCGGTCCAACAAACGCTACACTTGCATTGGCTGCTTCTTGGTCAAGAGTGTTCCCTGAACGTAAACAAATTCGTATGGCTCGATTGATTACAAGAGAGTTCTAAAAACCAGTTTGGTGTGGTGTGTTTTAACAGGGTGGTTCGCTGCCCTGTCTTTTTAGTTAGGAGGCTATATGCCAAAAGGTTATTCAAGAGCATTAGCAAGAGCCGTTGCTAAACCAGCTCCAAATGTTACAACTGTACAAACTCAACCAACAGTTGAAGAACCAACTGGTACAATAGCTGTTACTATTCCAGTTATTGAAAAAGTTAAAGAACCAACTGTTTAACAATATTATATTGGTATAAATTAATGACAGATTCAGCACTTAAAACGGCACTTTTATCTTTAAGTGTTGAAAATGATAATCATTGGACTAAAGCAGGGTTGCCAAGATTAGAAACTTTAAAATTTCTAACAGGCAATTCTGATTTAACCCAAGAAATAGTATCAGCGGAAATTCCGGGATTTAATAGGGAAGCCGCCACATTGCCACCACAAATTACTAATGTGGTTAAAATGGAGGAAGTTAAACCTAAACAAGTTAAAGTTGATAGCTTAACTTTAAGTGAACAATTAGTTGTAGAACAACTTAAACTTGAACAAGTAAGAAAAACTTCTTTTGAAATAGAAAAAGAACTTGTCTTACAATCAGCAATAGTTTCTCAATTAGCTGAAGATGTAAGCAATGAATTTGGTATTGAAACTTCAGAAACTGCTATTATAAATTATTTAAAAAGTCAGCAAATTGTTTTAGAAGAACGTGCTGCTAGACAAAAAATGATAGCTGAAAGTGGTATTAATCTTAAAGAATTAGCTCAAGGTTTAAAATCACCTTTAGATATTTCTTTAGCTCGTAAAAGATAAGGAATTATTATGTTGCGTCCTGGATATTTTTTTAGTCAAACTAATAACGGAGCTATTGGTGGTGATGTTGGTACAGATCAATTACAACCTATATTTAATGAAGCTACTACTGCTATAGTTAGGAGTACTGCTTTATTTTGCCCATGTTATAGTTTAATTTGCGTTGATTTTGCTCCAGGAACTACAGGTTCTGTTAAAATTATTAACAATCCTTTTAATGATACTCCTTCTGCAAAGGATAAGGTGTTAGCTACTTTAACTGCAAGTGGTCAATTTGTTATGGTATCTGCAGGTATTGTACTTTTAGATGTTACCGCTGTTGTGGGTACTATTTCAGCCAGAGCTGTATTTGAACAAGAATTAGATTAATTATGTCAGCTTCTACTTTAAATTTACCAGTTATTGAAAAGGGTGCTACTTATAGGCATACTTTAACTTGGACAGATTCTACTGGAACTGCTATAAATTTAACGGATTGTACTGCTAAATTACAAGTTAGAGCTTCTGCTGCATCATCAACTATTATCTTAGAATTAAGTAGTGCTAACACTAGAATTATTATTACACCTTTACTTGGTAAAATTGAACTCTATGTTTCATCTACCGATACTATGGCTTTATCTGGTTTAGGTGGTGTTTATGATCTTGAAATTTATTTTGCTAATGGTGATATAACAAGGTTAGTAGAAGGTAAAGTAACTTTTAAACCAGAGGTTACTAAATAATGGCTGATTCTATAATCATAACAACGGATACCATTACTAATATTATTAGTGATATTAACACATCAAGTGTTATTGTTTCAGCCACTCAAGGACCTCCAGGTGTACCTTGGGATTTACAGGAAGGTGGGTTTGATTCCGATAGAGTCGTAATAACATCACTTGGTTCTCAAGTATTAGATTCGTTTCCTTATACACAATATGGAGCTGCAAAATATATCATTTATGCTACTTTAGGTATAGAAAGACAGATTTGCGAAATTCTTTTAATACAAGATGGAACAATAGTTCAGACTGTTGAATATGCAAATATGGTTACTGCTTCTTTATTGGGAACATTTTCTGCAAGTATAACTGTAGGATTTATCAATATTATTGTTGAACCTGTGGTAGTAGGAACAAGTTTCAAAATTATTCGCACGTTAATCAAGGATTAATGCTTATCACTTTATTTAGGAAACTATCATGGCTTTAAAAAGATTTATTGGCGCAAATGGATTAGATGCTAACTCTAAGACCATTATAAATGTTACTGATCCAGTTAATGCACAAGATGCAGCAACCAAAAATTCAGCGAGTAATGCGAGTAACTTGAATGCTGGAACTATTCCCGCATCGGTTATGCCAGCGCATACAGGAGATGTTACTGCAAGTGCTGGAAACATAGCTCTGACACTAGCTACCGTAAACTCAAATGTAGGTAGTTTTGGTTCATCTACCGCAGTACCAATAGTAACAGTTAATGCTAAGGGCTTAGTTACAGGAGTTACTACTGCAAGTATCTCTGGTGCTATTACTATTGCTGGTGATGCCGCAGGTACTGGTGTAACTGGAGGTACAACAACTGTAACTCTTGCTACTGTAAACGCAACTGTAGGTAGTTTTGGAAGTGCTTCTTCTGTACCTGCTATTACAGTCAATGCTAAAGGGTTAGTTACGGCTGTAACTGCCACTACAATCACTCCTTCGGCTATTGGTGCGGTTGCTACTACTGCTCTAGGTGCGAATTCTGGTGTTGCTACTCTTGATTCAGGTGGTAAACTTACTACAAGTCAAATACCTTCTTCATTAGTTGGTTCTATTGTTTATCAAGGTGTATGGAATGCTTCAACAAACACTCCTGCTATTCCTGCTGCGGCTGTTGGTAATAAAGGTTACTACTATAAAGTAAGTGTTGCAGGCACAACTGCTATTGATGGGTTTTCTGCTTGGACATTAGGCGATTTAATTATATCCGATGGTACAGCTTGGGCAAATGTACAAGGTGGTTCATCAGATGTAGTGTCTGTTGCTGGTAAAGTTGGTGCAGTTACACTGGCATCTGGTGACATTAGTGGTCTTGTTGCTTCCGCAACTACTGATACAACTAATGCGGCAAACATATCTTCAGGTACATTACCCG